TTATGGATAATTACATAAAGACAAATAACATATGTTATATATTAAATATGCCGAATGATTGTTCAAACCGTATAACTATTACATGTCAAGATAGAGAATTTACGAAAGAATTAAATGACCTAATTATTAATGAACTGAAGCATAAAGAAAATGACAAACATGTTTATCATGAAACAGTGGAAATGTTAGTGCGTGGAACTAGGGGAATTATTTTTAATAAGTGGAGTCCTTGGAACCCAAATTGGGAGTGGTTAGAAAGTTTAGTAGATAAATACCCACATTGTTGGATAAAAAATGAATGGAGTGAAGAAGGCGGGTTTGCTGGTGTTTGGATTGGTTTTAATAGAGATGGTGAAAAAAAAATAGATGCTCTAACATGGCTGGATATCTGCCTGGAAGGGCGACAATACTTTTTTGAACTTGAAGATGAAGCGGAACGAAAAATTGAAGAGGAAGAGAAAAAATCGAGAGAAGAAGAAAGACTGAAAAAGAATAGTGACACGTTGGACACTTTACACTCTTAAACGATATAACTTACAACTGGTCTAAAAGATACCAAATACGCCCTTTATAGTTTTAGTTTTATTTTTCTTGCTTTTCTTGGTTTTATTTTTATCTTTATCTTTTTTGTTACCATTTTTTTTTCCAATGGTTTTATTTTTGAGTTTGTTTCCCTTTTTATCTCCTTTTGACTCTTTTTCTTCAGATGGAATGTATCTCAAAAACCACGATTCGTATTCTTTTGTGCCAGCTTGTTCTTTTAATTCCTTGTATTTTTTAGATTTGATATTTCTCATATCTTCTCTTGTCTCCTGTTTTCCATAACAATTAATACTAAAACGTCTCAACAATCCTTTCTGTTCAAGTCTATTTTTCTGTTGAACATCAAATAAATATTGTGCCATACATAATATACGATTTTCATCATAATAGTCACGTTCGCTATAGAAAAAGGCAAAATAGAAACTCAACATGGTATCAATCGTTGCCACGCGAATTGTCTTATTACCTTTTTTAATACTATTATAACTATGACAAGCCAACGGTTTATATATAAAGGCAACAGTCTCTTCAATATTATTTATCTTTACTTTTACTTCATAATGAGGCGCAATAAGTTCTCCAATTCCAGTATGTTTTATAATGTTAATACCTTTATAGTTAAATTCTGTTAGTCGTTCTTTCAACATAGCTGCTGATTTCTCTGGGTCCTCGGACAATACATCAAAATCCGGTGTTTTTTGAAACAGCTTCTTTTGACTTGCCGGCATATAAGTAGAATAAAGAAAACTGGCATATCCACCAAAGAAGACCAGTCCTTGATCAATAAAAGAATCGCGAACAACGTAATACAATTCTTCCTCCTTCTTAGCATCAACCGCTTCAAATTCTCTTTGAAATAACTTGGGGTCACACTGTTTACCTTTTAAAGGATAATGTTTGTTTAATAATATAAGTCGTTTCAACACCTTTTCCCATCTACTGATATCCCCGGTAGGTCTGGAAAGCTCCAGATACATATTCATACGAAGAAAATTAGGAGGACAATATAAAATACCATACACGCGTATAGCCTGACTTTGGAGATGTTTAAATAATGGTTTTTCTAAATAAGTAATGTCTGCTACAGGAATATAATTAACATATACCTTATATGTGCCGTGATGGACACCTGCTTTTGCCTCTACTTCTTGGAAACCAGAGTTATAATATATGTCGGCCAATTCTTTTGCGTCATCTAAAGCATCGGGGCTATAAAAATCATAGTCGGGAATTTCAATATCTTTATTATAAAACTGGTCCTCTAAAGGAAGAATATTATTGATAGCTGTGCCACCATAACAGACAAGTTTTTTCTGCTTGAGAAAATCTTCCAATATAGAAATAATCTTTTTAACATCCGGGTCACTCAATGTTTGTCTGCCTTTTCGTTTCTCCGCAATATCAATAGCATTTCTTAATATGGCAACTTCCTTGTCTTCCAAGGTTAATTTTTTATCACAGGACGACATTTTAATGTATATATAATAATAATAATAAAAATTAGTATTATATGCGAAAAATACATTCCTTCAACTTTTAGAAATTATACGCTAAACGAATAATAATCAGTCGAGACCTTGCGTGTTGTATATGAATTGGCAGGGTTTTGTGGCGTAGGGTCAGGAATAGTAGCAGGAACATAACGTAAATTTTCGGGTTTTAAAACAAACGCATGACCAACTTTATCAAAGAAAAGACTATAATACTGCATATCCGCATCAAAGTTTTGAAAATTCATACCTACCCACTGGCATCCATAATTAAAGCTTAAAATAGGAGACACATTTTTGTTATTTACACTAAGATCAGGCATAGTAAAACTCATGTTTTTTTTATTATATTCAATTAGTTCAGTCGTGTCGGGTGTATTAATAATATCATATTGTCGTGTAGCTCTTAAGAAAATAGAACTAGACGCAATGTTAACATATTCCTTTAGTGGTGTATTCTCAAACAGAGGATTTGCGCGGTCGATAGAAATAATTATTTTGCCGAGGAATAGTTTAAGGTCTTCGCTTCCTAAATTTTTGCCGGTATATTCATAACTATATTCTTTGCCTAATAATCTAGGTTGAATGGTGCCATAAATAATATCCGCCATTTTTTTATACATTTTATCGTTATTGCTGGAAATACGAAAGTGTAATATCAGAGGGTCGTTGGGATTTGGACATGAACCACCGCTAAAAGCGTAATTATTTACAGTATCTAATGCGTCTTTTAAACCGACGTAGTTGTAGGTTTGTTTTACTTTATAATTATCAACCGATGATGCGGCTATAACAGGTTCATCGCCAATCGAATAAATCTCAAAATCCAAAACGCGAGCTCCTTGGGCAATACAAGTTTCTAAAGCACAGATATTGACATAATCGTTTTTAAATTCACCGCCACAACAACAATTATAAGCGGTTTTAATATAATAATCTCTTAGTTTGTAGTCGTATGTGGCATCGTCTGGGTTAATAGAAGATATTAGCGGGAAAGACGAATACGTGTTTTTAAGCATGACACAGTTTTTTTTATTAAGTTGTATTTTATTGATAGTATATATACTAATACCAATTATTAAAAGAACAATTATGAAATAGGACATATATTTCACCATAGTAGCCTTATTTTGTTCCATAAATACTTTTGAAAACATTTGACGAGCTTTATTTATATGTTCCATACTTACTTATATTAGACGATGAAAAAATATTTCATCAAAAAACATTACAAAAACATTACAAAAACATTACAAAAAACATTACAAAAACATTACAAAAACATTACAAAAACATTACAATAAATATATTTGTAAGCAGTTAAATATATTTATTGTATGATAAATATATATATATCCATCTTATGCCCGGAGGATTATTAAATATAGTAGCTTATGGAAATCAAAATGTATATTTAAATGGAAATCCATCAAAGACATTTTTCAAAACAACTTATAAAAAATACACTAATTTCGGGTTACAAAAGTTTCGTCTAGATTTTGATGGATTGCGTAATTTGAGAATGTCAGAATCATCTAAATTCACGTTTAGAATGAAGAGATATGCTGAACTATTACTAGATACTTATTTAGTAGTTCAGTTACCTACCATATGGAGTCCAATTTATCCACCCCAAGACTGTTCGGGAAACTGGGCACCCTATGAATTTAAATGGATCGATGATTTGGGCACACAGATGATTGAAGAAGTAGAAATTGCGGTAGGAGGTCAAATACTAAACAAGTATTCCGGTGCTTATTTATTGGCTATGATACAGCGAGATTTTACAAGCGAAAAAAAGGATTTATACGATAAAATGACCGGAAATATCCCTGAACTAAATGATCCAGGAAACGTAGGTCCAAGAGTCAATGCGTATCCAAATGCATATTACACGGCAAACCCGATTGGTCCTGAACCATCCATTAGAGCAAGGAAATTATATATTCCTATTAATTTTTGGTTTACTTTAGCAGCTAAGATGGCATTTCCACTGGTGGCCTTACAGTATAATGAATTAGAGATAAATATTACGATGAGACCGGTTCAAGAATTGATAGTAATTCGTGACGTAACAGACGAAACAAATAATTATCCTTATATCCAGCCAAATTTTAACGAGTCGTTGCAACAGTTTTATCGTTTTTTACAACCACCGCCAGATATTTCCTTAAATACCGCTTCATACCAAGATAGGCGTACTAATTGGAATGCAGATATTCATTTGATATCTACATATGGATTTTTATCAGAAGAAGAGTCCAAAGTATTTGCGGCAAGAGAGCAGAAATATCTGTTTAAATCCATTTATGATTGGAAATATTTTAATGTTACAGGAAGTCAGCGCGTGAAATTAGAAAATACCATGGGTATGGTTTCGTCGTGGATGTGGACATTTCAACGCACTGATATAAATTTAAGAAATCAATGGAGTAATTATACAAACTGGCCGTATAACTATTTGCCTCAAGAGGTGGATTTTGCGGATCCTTCTGGAAATTGGACACTAGATTGTAATCCAACAACAGAGGCCGGTTTTGGTCCTGGATATAATCCAGTTACAGGAACACATACCGGTTATTTTACTACCGGTGTCTTTGCCCCGCAAAACCAAAGGGAGATATTATTTCAATTAGGCATATTACTGGATGGAAAATACAGAGAAAATATATTAGACGCTGGTATTTATAATTATGTTGAAAAATACGTAAGAACATCGGGTAATGCGCCTGATGGACTTTATAATTATAGTTTTGCGATTCATAATGACCCATTTGATTTTCAGCCATCTGGCGCGATGAACATGAGTAAATTTCGCGATATCCAATTAGAATTTACTACATATAGTCCACCATTAGATACTGAAGCACAAACATACACTATATGCGACCCATCGAGTGGAGAAATAATAGGTATAAATAAACCTACATGGAGAATTTATGATTATAATTATAACATGACGGTTTTTGAAGAAAGATATAACGTGCTTACATTT